AGCATGTCAATAATGTTTACTAACCAATACACGTAATATGAATTATATATTAGGAAATAACGATGTGTCAATTTTCTTGGCCTATCTTTTAGAAAATACCAGGTTAATTCTACACAAAACTTTAGAACCTCTTGACTATAATTCTGGTCCTAAAGTATTACCTGTAAATTTATTGCACTTAGTAAAAAATGAATTTGAAAATGTAGAAGTTTTAGAATTTGAAAGATTCTATGACGATAGAGGAAAATATACTTCTATAATGCCAAAAAATTTTCATAATCTTTATTCGTTATATACTAGAGGAAAGACTACTGTTGAAAAATCGTATTATGAAAACCTAGATAAATACGTAAAATTTGTTAGTATAGATAATAACGGTCCTGAAAAAAGTTATGATTTATTTTTTACAAAAATTAAAGAAAGTGTAAATAAAAGAGTAATTGATAAACAAATATCTAAGATAGAATTAAATAGGGCAATCACGGTTGGTGACGAAGAGTTAGATTATATCAATATTATATCTACAATAAATATAGTTGACCTAGTAGAGTTAGAAACTTCAGGAAAGCTAAGAAACTCCATAATAGATAATTATAGTCTAGAATCTTTTGATTTACCGTACAACGACAAATTCGTATATGTATGTAGTTTAGATTCTGAAGAGGATAAAACGCTTTCTAAGTTATATAAACAGATTCTAGCAACAGGAAAACCTTATTTTAGAAAAACCTACATTGGAGATAAAATAATATATGAATCAATGCGAAACATATATGAAAAAGATATAGAAGAAAATAAGATTTTAGATTACATAGAATCTACACAAATATCAGACAATTTAAGAATTAAAAAGGTTATGGGAATAGATTTAGTTGGAAAGTTTTCTGAGTGGAACGATAATACTAATTTAGAAACAATATATAAAAGGTCAGAGCAACTAAAAGAATTTTACAATTTTAGTGAAAATAATCACAAAAAAGTTTTATAGTTTCAATTATTTTTATTATATTATATACAAATAAAGATTAAAAGGGTTATATGAATAAATTTAACAGTCTTCACGAGCTATTTTTATCAGAATTACAAGCACTTACCTATTTTGGCAACGATGTGAGTAGCAACAATAGTAATCAAACAGAATTATTATTTAGGTCATTTGAATTAACTGACCCAACAAAATTAGGTATAGGTTATCCATCTAGAAAATTTAATACAAATTATGCAGTTATGGAATTTTTATGGTATCTGTCTAGAAACCCAAGAGTAGATAATATTGGTAAATGTGCCAACATCTGGTTAAGAATACAAGATGGACAAAATGAAGTAGAATCTAATTATGGCACATTTATACTAGGAGAACAGTGGACTTGGATTAAACAAGAGTTAGAAAAAGATAAGGATTCTAGAAGATGTACTATAGTTATAGGTCAACCATATCATAAGACCAAAAACTGGCATGATATTCCATGTACACAATTTTTACAGGTATTTATTAGAGAAAATAAATTACACTTATGTGTAAACATGCGTAGTAATGATATTATTTTTGGCATGTGTAATGATGTATTTAATTTTGCTCTTTTTCAACAGTTGATGTTAAATGAATTAAGAGAAATATATCCAGAACTAGAACTAGGTTCTTATTATCATGTTGCTGGTAGTTTACACTTATATGAAATGCACTATAAAATGAGAGACAATATTCTTAACGAAGGCGTACGAGCCTTGCATTCATTAAAACATGCTCTACCTGAATTCAATGAGCAGTGGATACTAAAACCTGAGGTAAATATAGATTATATAGACAAAGAAAAGATATTTTTACCTCAAAAAAGTATGGAAAAACCAGAATTAGTAGATTTTACTAACAAACAAATAAAAAAATTATTTATTTAGAAGAAACTATTATGCATAAAAAATATATTGAAAAACATAAAAAAATGAAAAAGAAAGAATCAATACTTGGAAGAGCTGATGAGATAATAAATAATCGATCAGAAGAAAAAGAAAGAAAATATGGACCCTTTAGTGAAGGTATGGAAAGAGCTGCAAAAATTGCTAGTGGTATGACTGGTAAAGATTTTGAAGCTGAAGATATGTATGCAGCTTTAGTAGCGTTAAAGCTATCTCGTCACTCATACAACTATAGAGAAGATAATTTATTAGACTGTGTTGCTTATCTAGGTGGATTAGATAACTATATTAAGGAGAAAAATAATGAAAATAAGTAAAATTAGAGATGTAAAGACTCCAACAAGAGCCAACCCAACAGATGCAGGAATAGACTTTTTTGTTCCAAACGATCAAGAAACTATTGGGTTGAAACCAGGAGAATCAGCATTTATACCGTCTGGTATCAAGGTTAACTGTCCTGAAGGATATGCTCTAATAGCATTTAATAAATCTGGAATAGCAGTTAAAAAATCTCTACACGTTGGCGCATGTGTAGTAGACAATGGTTATCAAGGAGAAGTACACATAAACCTGACCAACGTTGGTGATGATTTACAAATAATACAGGCAGGAGATAAAATAGTTCAGTTTGTATTATTACCTTTAGGTGACCCAAAAGTAGAATTAGTAGATGAAAATAATTTATATGAATCAGTATCTTCAAGAGGTGAAGGAGGATTTGGTTCATCAGGAACAAAATAGAGTATGTGGGAAGTAGAAATTAGTATACCAAAACACAAATGGGAAGTAATGTACCATACATTTGAAAACATAGAAGACCTATCAAAAGAAATAAATTGGATTATGGGACAAGAAGAAGACTTAGAAGAAAAGATACCTATGGATTTAATAGAAGGAATAAAAGTATATAAAATATGATAACATTAGCAGACAAATTACAGGATAAAAATATAAAAATAGGTATTGATGGATTATCTGGACCAATATCAAAAAGGATAGCAAATCATAATGGAGCATGGGCTCATAAAATATTAAATCAGTGTATTAACGCTGGTTATACTAATATAAGAATATTGGATAAAGGCGAAAAATTGCATGATTATGATGCAATAATACTTTATTTAGGAATAAGTTATGAAGGAACACTAAATCTTTTTGGAGGACTAGGTGATGATTTTTGTAAGAAAATGATTCAGTTAGAAAGTTATCCTGGTAAATTATTGTGTATCCAACATGAAATGCCAGATTTAGTAGATATGGTTTCAAAAAGACTTAAAAATGCTTCAACATCTGCCTTTGCAAAGATAATAGATTTAGAAGAATTACAAAAAGCAGTTGATAGAACTGAAAAATTTGATAGGGTAGAAAAAACTACAAAACTATGCTTTGGTGATAGCCATTCCTTTTCTATGTATCAAGCTGGTTATATGACTAGTAGAAATGATGGTTTAACTCTTTTCTCGATACTAAGAGATGGAGTAAAAGAAAAGATACTAGAAAAATCTGGTATAAATACAGATGACTTAACACACCTTACCTTTTATGCAGGAAATATAGATATTAGACACCATCTTTGTAGAAGAGAAGATATGGAAAAGGCTACTAAAGTCATGGTTATATACTTAGCAGACCAGTTAAGCAAGTTAAATATACCAAACATTGAAATATCTCATGCACTACCTATTGAAAATGAAAGTAGAAAATTGCCAAAAACAGGATACTATAAAGATACTCCATTCTATGGTTCTTGGCAAGAGAGAACAGAACTTGTAAAGATATTTAACGAGACAGTTGATAGTGTTTGTGAACAACATGGATGGAAAGCTTTATCCTGGCCAGAAAATATATTAAATGATAAAAAAGAGTTATCTTTTGATGCAATGGAAAAGCCTCAAAGCGTTCATTTAAGTAGAGAATTCTATAGATGGGACATGGAAAATAATTGTGAAAATAATTATCACAAAAGTGTAGTTTTTTCATTCTAACCTAGTATTTATTATGGGAAAATTAAAAGTGAAATAATTTTACCGATTAAAAAAAATTTATTATATTATATAAAAGAAATAAAAATTAAAGAGGATTAAAAACATGGCAAAGAAAAACAAAAAAATTAAAGTAGGAATTATTGGAGTAGGTAATTGTGCAAAATCACTTGTAGAAGGCGTACAATACTACGCTGAAAATAATAAAGCAGAAACTGGTGTAATGAAAACAGATATTGGAGGTTATTTAGCCGGAGATGTTGAATTTGTAGTAGGTTTTGATATTGATGAGCGTAAGATTGGTTTACCATTAGGTGAAGCGCTTCAACAAAGACCAAATTCAGCATGGAGTATTGTAGATACTATTGATTCTAAAGCTCCAGTATATGAATCTCCTGTAATTGATGGATATGCAGGTTTGATGGATAGTTATCCTGAAGAAAATAGATTCTTGGTTTCTGAAAAGCTTAGAAATTCTACAGATATGAATAGAGTATCTTGGACAACTACATTAGAAAGAAAATGGAAAGCATCTATCATTAAAAAGTTAAAGGCTTTAGATGTGGAAATTCTTATCAACTATTTACCTGTTGGTTCTCAAAAGACTACAGAATTTTGGGCTGAAATTTGTCTAGAAACTGGAATTTCTTTTGTAAACTGTATTCCAGTATTCATAGCTTCTGACCCAGCATGGGAACAAAGATTTATTGACGCAGGAATTCCATTGATTGGTGATGATATGCGTTCTCAATTTGGTGCAAGTATTTTATCTCAAATGCTACAAGAATTAGCCTTTGAAAGAGGTCACCACGTGAAAGCTCATATTCAAAGAAATGTAGGTGGTAATACAGACTTCTTAAACATGGAAGATAAGACTAGATTAGCTTCAAAAAAGATTTCTAAAGAAAATGTTATTAGAGCACAGAACGAGATTAGAGATATATCTACTGAAGATTCATTCCTACATGCAGGTCCGTCTGAGTATATTCCTTTTTATGGAGATAATAAGGTTGCAAACTTTAGATTAGAGCTTGAAGGTTTTGGTGGTTCACCAGTAATATTAGATGCTCAATTAAGCGTGCAAGATAGTCCAAATTCTGCAGGAGTAGTTATAGACGCAATAAGATATTTGAAAGTTGCAAGAGAATTAGGAGTTGTAGGAGCATTAAGAGGACCTTCAGCGTTTACTCAAAAAACTCCACCAGATCAGATGATGTTTTCAGATGCAATTTATGAATGTACTGAATTAGCAAATAGAAGATTGACAGACTCAACCTCAAAACAGATGAATAAATAATCATGAAAATTAACGGATTTGACATAGACGGAGTAATTCATTTAGGAAATGGAGTATGTGGAGTTAGACCTGGACCAAATGACGTAATCATAACGGGTAGAAGTTATGAAGAAGAACCAGAGACTAAAGCCTTTTTACATAGACATGGAATTAAAAATCGTGTATATTTTAATCCATTACCATTTGAAGAAAAATCTAGACAGAGCTCAGGAGCCCATAAAGCTCGCACCTTAAAGTTCTTAAAGCATGAAGAAGGAATCGAAGTTCAGTTTTTCTTTGAAGACGATGTTATTCAAAAAGAAGAGATAGAAGAAAGTTGGAATGGAAAAGTAATACACGTGTCTCATGACTTTACTGAAAAAGAAAATGTAAGGCACTTGGAGGATTTGGATGAATAGTTTATTGATACAACCTGGTAGTACTAAAGACCAATTATTAAGAAATAGCCTAGACTGGGATGTTCTAAAAGATTATGAACACTTTGTTAAAATGGTGAATAGAAGAACTTTGTTTCAAAAAGGAATAGTTGACTCATACACTCCATCAGATCCAGCACTAGGATTAGAAGTAGAATATTTCCACCCATCAATAACTGCTGATGATAGAATGGTTTACATAATGGAAAATATTGTCACAATACCAGGGTTAAAATGGCAAAATGTTATAGGTAATACTATTATATCTCACTTTTATGGAGCAAGAGGCGTACACAATATTTTAACAGGAATAGATGATGATAAAAAGGCCCATATAGATTTTATTAAGTTAGGAAAAGAACAAATAGAATTTAAGAAGACTGAAATAGTAGGAGAATATACAAAACACCTTAGAGAACTAGCAGTACAGGCAAAATTAAACAAGCAAAAAGTATGGGGTACAACTGAATTACATACAAGCATTCAGACAGCCGGTAGAAGATTTGTAAATGAGTGGTATTTAGGAAATGCTAGACATGACGATAAGGGTACATGGTCAAATGTTTCTGAGTGGATTGCATCTTGGACCCATTTACCCTCTAGATATAATCCTAATAAGACAGTTATGCAAGGAATGAGAGAAGCAAAAGATTTAAGTGAAGGATTTGCATATTTAACTGGTGAAAACATGATTGGAGATTATTATGGCTATCACTGCTCTACTTCTAATTCAGTAAATCCTAAATTAAATTTTAGTCACGACTCTAAATTTGTTGCTCCAGGACCTGGCGCAGTAGAAACTTTAGAACTCATGTTTCCAAATTTATCTAAAAAAGATGTACCTTTAGGAGAAAGAGTTGTTTGGATAAGAGAAAATCAAAAAGAAATATTGGATATAGAATTTCACAAAGAGCTATGGAATTATACTTCTACAAATGGTATAAAAATATTTGAAGATGAACAAAATGAGCTAAAATCTTATGGCACAGAGGTTAGTCTTTGCCAATATTCTGTTTATTGTAGACTTAAAAAGAATCCTCACTTAATTAAAAATAGAAAGGTTGCGAGAAGTACTCCGACTCCTGCAAAGAAGGTATTGACAGAAAACATTGAAATGGAAGAGGTTCTTGTAGGAGAAACTTGCAAAGTAAAAATGGTTAAAGAGGAAAAACCTTCTTCTAAAATAGTTAAAAAAATAAGTAAGGCAAAAACAAAAAAGATAACTCTTAGTAAGTCTGGGGTTGACCTAATAACAAGAATAATGAAGTCTTTAGGAGGAAAAGGCGTATCTCACCAGCAGGTACTAAAAGTAATAATTTCAGAAGGAGGCCATGGACTTAAACTAGATAGCAATTGGAAAGAAAGCTGGGCAATAATGCAAGAAATGGTAAAGGCTGGAATGTTAGATAAAGAAGGGTCTTCGTACGATTTAATATAATATGTGGGAAATAAAAGATTCTAAAATTCATGGTAAAGGTATTTTTGCAAAAGAAGATATAAATAAAGGTTCATTGATTGGTAAAGCGTATGATTTAATAGGTGAAGTAAACGATAAATACATTGCTGGAGAAATAACCATTTTAGGTTCTATTCACAATCATAGTTTTAATCCTAATGCTAGACCAGAAATCTACAATAATCAAATTTTTTTTGAAGCCCTTAATAATATATCAAAGGGCGAAGAGATAACTTGTGATTATGGTGAATACTATAATATATTAAACATAGAAAAACCAAAAGAAGATTGGTAAAATTGTTAATAACTTTTGTAAAAATAATCACACAGAATTTTTTTATTTCAATAAAAATGATTATATTTACTATATAAAAATAAACTATGGAAAATTTTAAGCTATCACGTATCACGTCAAAATTTGACAAAGGTATATACAAGATATATCAATTTGGTTATGATGATGAAGGTAATTTTGTCACTAAAGTAGATAACTTTAAGGATTACTTTTACTATTCTGCAAAACATATTGACGATATATTAGATATAAAGCAATTTGATTGTACAGATACTACAATATACAATTCTTTATATGAAGAAGAGGTATACAAGGTTCATTATACTTCCATAAAAATAAGAAATGAAATATCTAAGAAATACCCAGATAGAATATTTGAATGTGACAAAAGTCCAGAATTTAATTTTATATTAGATAAAGGAATAGAATGGTCAAGCCATAGAAATATTATGTATTTTGATATTGAAACTTGGTATGACCCAGAAAATCCAAGAGACAATATGCCTGAAAAGGCAAAACAAC